AATCCTGATGTGTATAATTTGGTATGGAATGACCGCTGGCTTAAAGAATATGCCACTCAGCTGATTAAAAGGAGTTGGGGTAATAATCTTTCCAAATTCGCCGGATTACAATTACCCGGTGGTGTTACATTAGACGGCAAAACAATTCAAAGTGAAGCTACGGCAGAAATTGAAAGACTTGAAAAAGAAATGGAAATGAACTACGGAAGTCCTTTGGAGTGGTTCATGAACTAATCTAGTGATGCTCAAATGTCCTTGTTGTATAAATAAGATATAATGAGGAGATAATATGAAAGTTTATTGTATAGAAAACAAATTAGACGGTAAAAAATATGTTGGTATAACCAAAGGAGAAATCCAAAGAAGATTTAAACAACATAAAACAATTACCAAAATTAAGAATAATTCTAATAAAAGTCATATACACCATGCAATGAATTTATATGGTATTGATAATTTTATTGTTTATGAATTGGATAGTGCTAAAACAAAAGAAGAATTATTTGAAAAAGAAAAAGAATGGATTAAAAAATTAGATTCTAAAAATAATGGTTATAATGAAACAGATGGTGGCGAAGGTACTTTTGGATGGAAACCAACAGAAGAACAACGAAAAGAAAATAGTAAAAGATTAAAAGAATACTATTTAAATAATCCAGAGTTAAAAAAACATTTGGCAAATAAAACAAAAGAATACTGGAATAATTTAAGTAAAGAAGAACAAGATAAAAGAAAAAATCAATTTTTGCAAGCAAGAGAATTAGGATATAAAACAGCATCAAAAGGTAAAACTTGGACATTATCGGAAGAAACTAAAAAAAATATAAGTGCTGCTAAAAAAGGTGTTCCTAAATCTGATGAAGAAAGAAAGAGATTAAGCGAAACAAGAAAAGGTAGCGGTAATCCAAATTACGGTAGAAAACATTCTCCAGAAACGAAAGAAAAAATGAGAAAAACTGCTTTACAACGAAAGGTAGGAACTTAAAATTCCTGTAAATCACTACTTCAACAACTACGGAAGTCTTCCAGAACAACGTGTTATAGAAGATTTAATATGCGAATCCATTAAGATAATGGGTTTTGAAGCGTACTACTGCCCAAACGATAATGACCAAGCTCGTGATTTATTATTTGGTGAAGATCCGGTTAAGAAATTTGAATCTGCTTTCATGATTGAAATGTATCTTTCAAATTCTCTTGAATATGGAGGAGAAAAGGAATTTTTTTCCAAATTTGGCCTTGAAATTAAAAACAATGTTCAAGTTGTTTTATCTAAAAGGTCGTTCTCAGAAAGAGTACCACAAAATACTTTCACTAGACCCCGTGAAGGTGATTTAGTTTATATTCCATTTCTAAATGGTACAGGTGAATTATATGAAATTAAATTCACGAATCAGACAAAAGACTTTTTTATGTTAGGAAGAAAAGTACCTTATTTCTATGAATTAGAAATGGAGAAATTCAAATACTCACAAGAAGTTATTTCTACTGGTATTCAAGATATTGATTCTGTGGTTACTGATTCAGCTTATACATTGCATCTAAACCTTGGTGCAGGAAACGGAACATATGCAATCAACGAAATTGTTTATCAATCAGCAGACGGAACATACGCAAATGCTACTACTGTTGCTGTTGTTCAATTCTGGATTCCTTCTTCTTCTGTCTTGTCTGTGTCCAATATTGCCGGCGAGTTTATTGATAGCCAATCAGTTATTGGTCAATCCTCTGGAGCAAATTACTCATTAGCTTCATTTGATCCTTTGAATAATCCAGCAAACAAAGAAAACTATGATAATGAGTATATTGCCAACTCAGCAATAGCAATTACTGATTTTTCAGAAACTAATCCGTTTGGAACCATTTAATGGCTAATACCACATATAATCGAATCATTCGTAAGCTGGTTGTCGGTTTTGGCAATTTATTTAACGACATCACATTGGTTCGATACAATCCTAACCAAACTGAAGCACAAAGAATGATTGTGCCGATTGCTTATGCGGCAAAAGAGTTATATGTTCAAAGACTTGAAGGTGATGCCAATTTAGATAAAAAAGTTCAAATGACACTACCAAGAATGTCGTTTGAAATGAATGGTCTAACATACGATACAACAAGAAAACAAAACACCAATTTTAAAGCCTTTGCACAAACAACTAATGGTGTAGTTTCACAATATAATCCGGTACCATATAATTTTGATTTTAATCTTTATGTGTACGTTAGAAACATTGAAGATGGTACTCAAATTATTGAACACATCTTACCATATTTTACACCAGATTATACAATCAAATTAAATTTGGTTCCTGAAATGGGTATGGTTAAAGAAATACCTGTTGTATTGAATAATGTTACACAAGAAATAACTTATGAAGGACCTAGAGATTCTGATCCAAGAATGATTATTTGGACATTGAATTTTACAGTTAAAGGTTATGTGTTTGGCCAAATTTCTACTGCTGGACTTATTCAAACATCTATTACAAATATATTAAATGACATAACAACTTCGGATACGGTTGTATTTAATATGCAATCTGGTGGTGTTGGAAGTTACCAAGCCGGTGAAATTGTTTATCAAGGATATTCAGTAAATACTTCTACAGCTACAGGTAGAGTGGTTCTTTGGACAAATAACCAATTACAATTAACTGACATACAAGGCAACTTTGTTTCATCACAACCGGTGATTGGTTTGAATACAAATGCTAATTATACATTCAATTCTTACCAATTAGAACCTTCACAATTTGCACAGATCGTCATTGTTCCTAATCCAGATGACGCCTCAGCTAATGATAAATACACCTATACAACTACGGTAACCGAAAATCCGTATATTAATACGAATGTTCCAGATTCATCTAAACTAGAAGGTGACCTAATGAGTCAATTTGGTTTTGATGATTTAATCACAGAATCAGGAAGTTACGACTTAATAACTAATAACTAAGAGATAAAAAATGGCAAAGACCTTACAATTTAGACGTTCCAATACACAACTTGCTTTAGCAAATACTCCGTTACAAGGAGAATTGTATATTGACACAACACAAAATACGATTACTGTTGGTGATGGAACAACTCCTGGTGGTTGGTATTTGGCTACACAATATCAATTGAATGCCAATATTGCTTATCTTCAAGGAATAGAAAACAGTCAAAATACATTAGATGCAATTCAAACTGCAAATATTGCTGCCGCTTTTAATCAAGCAAATTCAGCGGCCGCAAATACAATTTATCAAACTGGAGTTAATACATCTCAAAACAATAGTATTACATATGCACTTTCAACAGCAAATTCTGCGGCACCTTCTGGTGGTTATACGGCAAATTCTATTATTGTTGCCAATGCAGCAGGATATATGGTTGGACCATCCAACTTATTATATTTTTCAGCAAATAACACTTTAAATGTAGCAAACCTTTCATATGGAGTTTATGCTCCAGGACTGTTAGTGTCTGCTGCAAACAACATAGTTGCTGCAGGATCAAACCAAGGAACAGCAACTCAATTAACTCAAGATGTAAACATTATTGCTTCTGGTACAGGTGGTGTTGTTGCTCCTTTAGCTGTGGCTGGTAAATTTTTAACCGTTGTTAATAGAACTCCAGCAACCATTCAAGTTTATCCTTCTTCTGGACATTCTTTTGATGGATACGGAACAAATACACCAATTGCGTTACCAGTTAATGGTTACGTTGAAATGTACGGTTCGACAAGTAATCAATGGAATACAACACTTCAAGCTATAGTTCAAGGTGCTTTTGTTTCTGGTCCAATTACAGGTAATCTAGCAACGGCACAAGCAAACTCAATTATTTTTGCTAATTCTACTGGAGTATTGTCAAATACTTCAACATTACAATTTTTTACCTCAAATAATACACTTCAAGTTTCTGCAATTAATATTTTAGGAACAGATACCGATTCTGGTAATATTGTAGGTTCTGGTTTAATTACTACAACAGGTAACGGTATTGGTTATTCTACAGGTTCAGGTGGTCTTGTAACACAAGCAACAAGTAGAACAACTGGTGTAACATTGAACAAACCATCAGGTCAAATTACATTGTTCTCACAAGCAATGTCAAATACAACAGCAAATACTTTTGTATTTACAAATTCAGCAATTGGCGCCAACGACTTTATTATGTTCAATCATTGGTCTGGTGGTACAATTGGTAACTATGTTGTTGCTTCTAATACTGGTGTTGGTATTGCCAACGTAACAATTAGAGCCATTAATACTGTTGCTGCCGAAGCTCCTGTTCTACAATATGTAATCATTAAAGGTGCTGCTTCTTAATAGTTTATTACCATGAAAAAATTTGAACAAAGTATGGAAGAAATATTTGATATTGCACCAAAAGATATTCCAAATGATCCTGGTATAAACGATACGTCTACACATAAGACTACCGTTTTACCGGTTCATTATAATGAACCAAATATTGAAGAAGATTTAACCGATGCATATCAGCAGTCAAAGGAAAATCTTCAAGGTATTATTGACCAAGGCAAAGAAGCCATGGATGAAATTTTGAATATAGCAAAAGCAGGACAACATCCACGAGCATTTGAAGTCTACGGAACATTACTTAAAAATATGGTGGATGCAAACAAAGAGTTATTAAACATCCAAAAACAAATGCGTGAGATGGACAAAAAGAAAGAAGTCAATAACACCACAATTGACAAAGCAATTTTTGTTGGTTCTACTGCTGACCTAGGTAAGTTACTCAAAGATAATGGCAAGCAATAAACAATCCTATCGTGATAATCCTCTACTTAAAAGAGTAGGTGTCAAACAAAGTTATACCCAAGAGCAATTTGATGAGTATGTCAAATGCGCTCAGGATCCTATTTACTTTGCCAAATACATTAAAATTATTACACTAGATGAAGGTCTAGTTCCATTTGAAATGTATGACTTTCAAAAGGACATGATAAGTAAATTTCATGAAAATCGTTTTGTTATTGTTAAATGTCCTCGTCAGGTTGGTAAAACTACTACTGCGGTTGCATATCTTCTTTGGACTATTCTTTTTAAAGATTCACAAACGATTGCGGTTCTTGCAAACCGTTCTAAAACTGCCATTGGTATTCTTGGTAAATTACAATTGGCCTATGAGAACCTCCCACAATGGATCCAGCAAGGCGTGGTTGAGTGGAACAAATCTCGTATAGAACTAGAGAACGGATCAGTTATTATTGCAGACTCGACTTCCTCCGCAGCGTCCCGTTCAGGATCTTTTAACATTGTATTCTTAGACGAATTTGCTTTCGTACCATCTAATATTGCCTCAGAGTTTATTACCTCAGTTTATCCTGTGATTACTGCTGGTACTAAAACCAAGATTCTGATGGTGTCTACCCCAAACGGTATGAATCTGTTCTACAAATATTGGAATGATGCGGTCAACAAGCGAAACAACTATGTTCCGTTTGAAATTCATTGGTCACAAGTTCCTGGTCGTGATGAAGATTGGAAAGAAGAAACGATTAAGAATACTTCTGAACATCAATTCAGACAAGAGTTTGAAACGGAATTCTTAGGTTCTACCAATACCCTTATTTCTGGAACAAAACTTCAACAGATGGCATATCAGCAACCTATCGCTGAGCATGAGATGTTGAAGATTTATAAACAACCAATCAAAGGTGATAAACCTCACCTGTATGGTATGTTTGTGGATGTGTCAGAAGGCAAAGGATTAGATTCTTCTACATTCTCGGTGATTGATTTAACTACAATGCCATATGAACAGGTGGCAACTTATAAGAGTTCTTCAGTTTCACCGCTATTGTTTCCAACTTACATTCACGATGCAGCCAGATTGTATAATGATGCCTATGTTTTAGTAGAAGTCAATAATACTCCACAGGTTGCCGATATTCTACACCAAGACCTTGAATATGAAAATTTATGGAAAATATTCACAGGTAATAAGAAACCACAACAACTTTCAGCTGGTTTTGCTAGAGGTGTTCAAATGGGTCTTAAAATGTCTACTCAGGTTAAGAGAATTGGTTGTTCTAATCTGAAAACATTGATTGAAGGTAATAAGTTAGTCATTAATGATTTTGATACTATTTCAGAATTGACTACTTTTGTTGCTAGCAAGAGTTCTTTTGCCGCTGAAGAAGATGCCAATGACGATATGGTGATGGGTTTGGTCATGTTCTCTTGGGCAACCACTCAGAAATACTTTAGAGAAATTGTGGCTCATGATGTCCGTAAGCAACTTCAACTGGAAACAATGAATCAATATGATGAAGAAACCTTACCGGCACCTATTATTGAAGATGGATTAGAGCATAGTTTTATGGTGGAAGGTGGAGATGTGTGGGAAAAAGCAGATTCCGGTGAAACTTATGCAGGTTATATCAGAGAATTACACCGGTAAACTCTAAATATGGCCTTTCATAAATATCTGTATGGTATCATAACTGCCAAAATAATCATAATATCAAGGAGATAAAAAATGGCGTTTCAAATCTCTCCAGGCGTAAATGTTTCCGAAGTTGACTTAACAACAGTCGTTCCTTCGGTTCTAACTACTGCCGGTGCATATGCTGGAAACTTCCAATGGGGTCCAGTAAATAAACGAATTTTAGTTGATTCTGAAATTACCTTAACAAAAGTATTTGGTACTCCAGATTCTAACACTTATGTTTCATTCTTTACTTCAGCTTCATTCTTAGCATACGGTAATAATCTTCAAGTAGTTCGTGCAGCTAACAACTCATCTTTTAACGCTGACGCAAATACTGTTGCATCTAATATTCAAGTTGCTAACGAAGATGTTTTCCAAGCTACTTACTTAACAAGTAATAATAATAACGCCTATGGTGCTTTCATGGCTCGTTATCCAGGTGCTTTGGGTAACTCATTGACCATCTCTTTGGTTGATGCAGCATCTTATTCCACTTCTTGGAATATTGGCGGTGTAAGTATTTCAGGTTATGTGAATGGTGTTCCAGGTACTTCTGCTCAGGCATCTGCTGCCGGTGCAGCAAACGATGAAGTTCATATCGTTGTGATGGATACTGGTGGTCTATTTACTGGTGCTAAAAATACCGTATTGGAAGTATTCCAATATTTGTCTAAAGGTTTAGATGCTAAAGATTCTTTAGGTAATTCAAACTATTATAAGAATTATGTTTATAATAATTCTAAGTATATCTACGCAGTTGATCCAGTAAATTATTCATCTACTGTTGCAACATGGGGTCTACCACTTGCTAATACAAACTTTGTTACCGTTTCTACTGCTCAAACATTTGCTTTAAGTGGTGGCGATGATGCAGCGGTTCAAGATAATGACCGTATTACTGCTTATAGTCAATTTACTAATGCTGATGCTGTTAATATTTCATTAGTAATGGCTGGTGGTCATAGCACAACAGTTCAACAGTATATCATTGATAGTATTGCCAATTCTCGTAAAGATTGTGTGGCATTCTTGTCACCTCCATCTTCTGCTGTTGTTAACCAAGCAGGCAGTGAAGTTAACAATATTCAAACTTGGAATACTTCATTGGCTCGTTCAACATCTTATGCTGTTGCCGATTCTGGTTGGAAGTATATGTTTGACAAGTATAACAACACATATCGTTGGGTACCATTGAATGGTGATACTGCTGGACTTTGTGTATACACCGATTCAGTTCGTGATCCATGGTTCTCACCTGCTGGTTTCAATCGTGGTAACTTAAAGAATGTTATTAAGTTGGCATGGAATCCAAATCAAGCACAACGTGATTCATTGTATGCTCTAGGTATCAATCCTGTTGCAACCTTCCCAGGTCAAGGAACAGTATTGTTTGGAGATAAAACACTACAATTTAAACCATCTGCATTTGATCGTATCAATGTCCGTAGATTGTTTATTGTGCTTGAAAAAGCAATTGCTAAGGCTTCACAGTACTCATTGTTTGAATTTAATGATTCCTTCACACAAGCACAATTTGTTGCTTTAGTAACACCAT